AGTTCCTCCCAGGGTTCGAGGGCAGAGTCGGGTTTTCCACTTGGGCAGGATATGTGGTGTCGCCGAACACGTCCCCGCCGAAGCTTGCGGCCAGATTCATTCGAGACAGGGCAACCCCTGAGACCCATAAGACCTTCGTCAATACTGTCCTGGGGCAGGCATGGGTGGAACCCGGCGAGGAGCTCAGGTACCAGGATCTGTACAACCGCAGGGAGGAGTATGCCGCCGAGGTCCCACAGGACGTGCGCTGTCTCACGGCTGGAGTAGATACGCAGGGCAATCGCTGGGAGATGGAGGTGGTAGGCTGGGGTGCAAATAGAGAGGAATCATGGTCGATTGCATACGAGATCATTCCGGGCGATCCTTCGCAGGATGAAGACTGGATGGAACAGCTTCTGCCATATTTAGAGGATTCATGGGTGCATGAGTCTGGTGTGAAGATGCGGTTGTCGGCGATCGGGATCGATCACGGCTTTATGTCGAAGCGAGTCGAGACATTTCTGAAGAGATTGGGCAACCGATATGCGTTCGGTTTTAAAGGTGTCTCAGGTGAAGGCAAGCCTTTTATAGAGATGGAGCACAATCGACGCAAGCGGCTGCGCAGGCAGAAGCTGTCAAAGTACCGGCCAGAGTTGCTGGGAGACTTTGAGGCAAAGGTAACCGTGATGAAGCGGTTGAAGGTCACTAAGCCTGGGCCGGGGTTCTGTCATTTCCCTGACACTTATGCAGAAGACTATTTCCAGCAGTTGACCGCCGAGAAACTTGTTACCCGGTACGTCCACGGGCGCGCGAGCCGAGAATGGATTCTTCTACAGAAGCGCAATGAAGCGCTCGATTGCAGGAAGATGGCAATGGCTGCCTTCCTTTTGGCCAACCCGGACGTGTCGCGCGAGATTGTACCGAAGAAGGTTGCTACTGCACCAAACCGAACGCCAGTTGCACAATCTCGCACGCCCGCGAGGTCTCCACGCACAATACGGTTCTGAATTATTCTGTGACATTTGCCATGCAGCCGTATAGAATTGGCAACTATTAGGAATAACCGAATAGTTGCCCATGGCAGATTACTCAGCAGAGATTGCACGGATCAATGCCATCCTGGCGAATGGCCGATCAAAAACAGTGGATCAGGATGGTCGATTGCACGAGTATGATTTTGATGCTTTGACCAAGCAGCGTGACTACCTTCTGAAGCAACAGCAGGGTGGCTTTCGTTCGCAAGTGCGCAGAGGGATCTACAACCCCGTTTTTCGAGGGTGGTAAATGGGCGCTCCTGAAAAAATAAAAGCGAGGTATGAGGCGGGGCGTCCAAGTCCGTACCATATGCCTCCGCCGCAAAGTCAGCCGGCCGATGTCGAAACGTCGGTATCCGGTCTGACGCTTCGCAACTGGGCCAGGCAGCTCGCTGACAATTCCAGTATTGCCGGCGCTGTTATTGATGCCCGCCTCACAAATGGCCTATGCTCCGGACTCACCTATGAGCCCTTGGTGAAGGACAAAGCCGGCAAACTGATTCCCGAGCTGAATGACGCGATCCGTCACGAGCACGAGTTGTGGAGCAAAAACGTAGACGTTACCGGCGAGTATACCCGGCAAGAGCTTGAGCGAATGGTATGGCAGACCTGGGACGTGGACGGAGAGGCGTTCGTGCGCCGAGTCATGATGAACCGGGGCGACTCCAATCTAGACTATCGGGTCCAGATCCTTGAAAATGACTGGCTTCCGCTTGATGGGACTGGCCTGTACGAAGGCGCTACCATCATTCAGTCCGTCCAGAAGGATGCCTGGGGTATGCCGGTCGCATATCACGTAAACCCGAATGAGTACGGGATTGGCATGGCCGGATGGAAAAACACTATCCGCGTGCCTGCAAAGGATATGTGGCATTTGAAACGCACGTCCCGCCCGGTCCAGACCCGAGGCGTTACCCTGTTCGCCCGCGTGATTTTCCGCATCGCTGATCTTGGCGAATTCCAACAGTCACATAGGCTTGCGGCAAGGGCTAGCGCGGATCTTTTTATGTCGGTCAATCGCGCGATCGACATGGAGCCGTTTCCGACAGATTCAGAAACCGGCGAAACCATCGAGCCCTCGCGCTCGTGGATGTTCGAACGCCTACAGATGATTGACGGCCTTGCCCCCGGCGAGACTGTAAATTTTCATGACCCGCAGCATCCGAACCAGAACGCGGTCGACTTCGGTCGCGAGGATGTCAGATATGTGGCGTCTTGCTGTCGCGTCGGTTTCAGCCAGATTATGCAGGTATTTGATTCGTCCTATGCTGCGCAAAGGCTTGAGGTAGTGGACACATTTCGTAAGACAGAAATGGACCGGTCCAAGTTCGTCTCTGACTTCGCTCGCTCATCGATGTACGAACAGCCCCTTGAGTCAATGATCAGGAAGGGCTTGTTACCGGCCAGAGCCCTAAAGCGTGCCGATAAGAAAACGCTTATGAATGTCCGCATAGACGGACCGCAAATGCCTGTAATCGACCCGGTCAAGGACCGAGACGCATATTCCCAGGACCAGGAAAAAGGTTGGGACAGTCGACCCGGTATCATCCGCAAGCTTGGCCGCGTGCCTTCCCAGGTGGATGCCGAGCGGGACGCAGACGATGCAATGCCGGAAGAGCCGGTACCAGCAGCTCCCCCGAAACCGGAAGAGCCCGCAGTTCCAGCCAGTGATACCGAGGAAGAAGCATCATGACCGTAAATGTAAAGGCACTCGGTAAGACCGCCGAGATCGAAATCTTTGGCGATATCGGTATGTGGGACGATACCGAGTCTGTTGACTCTGACGAAATCGCTGCAGGTATCAAGAAGAGCAGCGGTAAAGATCTGCGCCTTGTCATCGACAGTTTTGGCGGGTCCGTGACGGGCGGGATGAAAATCCTGTCCGCTATGAATCGCCATGATGGCAACCTGTCTGCGGACATAAATGTATCAGCATATTCCATAGCGTCGGCGATTGCCTCGAATGCCCCGGTCACTTCGATGGCGGCAAATGGAATGATCATGGTCCATGCGCCTTGGGCTGAAGATCCGCGACTTGCCCAAGGTAATGCAGCGCAGTTCAGGGAAACCGCCGATACTCTGGACTCTTATGCGGATGCGATTGCGTCAGCATATGCGCGCAAAGATGGCCCCTCCCGAGAGACGGTCGACGCTTGGCTAAAGGATGGGAAGGACCATTTGTTTCCCGCCCCCGAGGCGCTGCGTCTCGGTCTGATCGATTCAATCACAGCCCAATCAATGGATATAGCCGCGTGCTATCGTCCTCCCGAAAGATTTTCAATCGCGGCAGCCGCCGTAACCAACGAGGAAACTATGTCTAAAGAAAACGTCGCTGACGGCGGCCAGGCGCTGCCCGTCACTCCCGATGCCGCTGCTCCGACCAAGGAGACTGTGGTACCCACCTTCATGGCACAGCACAAAGCAGCCACCGAAAGCGGCCAGCAGAAAGGTATCCGTGCCGAGCATTCTCGACAGAAAGCCGTGCGCGCTCAGTTCTACGATCAGAACGGAAATTTCTCGTTTGGCGATGAGACCGACCGAGGCGATCCGATGCTGGCGCTGATGAATGACTGTCTCGGCGATATCAATTGCAGCGAGACCGAGGCCCTTCGCCGTATCACCGGTGCTTTCAAGGATGGGTACAAGCCGGTCCCTGTTGCCGCCGGGCACCAGCCGGGTGACCGCCGGGCACCATCCATGCGTGAGATGGATATTCCCAAGTTCAAGGCTGGCGCCGATTCAAGCGACAAGGTGCGTGATGGAATGGTTATGGCTACCATGTCCCGCATGGGCCGCAACAGGGTCGACTATCAGAACCCTTGGCGCGGTCACACCCTCATGGATCTCGCCAGGGATTGCATGGTCAAGGCAGGATACAACCCCTACGGGATTGCGAACCGTGACCTTGCGTCCCGCGTGCTGAATCTTCAGACCACATCGGATTTCCCGATCATACTGGAGAATACGTTACACAAGCTGGTGCTTGCTGGTTTCGAGTCTGCCCCCGCCACCTATCCGCAGTTTTGCAAGATCGGCAGTGTAGGCGATCTTCGCGAGTGGAAGCGTATCACCCCCGGACTGCTGTCCGACCTTGAAGAGCAGGACGAAGGCGGCGACTACCGCTCTAAGCCTATTCCGGATGGCGAGGCCGAAAGCGTCAGCGCGAAGCTGATCGGCAACATCATCGGCATTACAGCCAACGTTTTGATCAACGACGATCTCAACTACATAGACAGCCGCGCGCGCGGTATCGGCATGGCTGGTCAGCGCACCGTCGAGCGTAAGGTCTGGGCGCTGTTGGCCGCAAACCCGACGATGTCAGATGGGAATGCATTGTTCTCGGCTGCACATGGCAACCTGGTTGATGACACTAATGCCCCGATCGGCGACCCGACCATCGATGCCGTTGATCAGATGTGCGCGTTGTTGGCGGAGCAGACCGCGCCGGCCGCCAAGGATGACCCGAGTCCGACCGTGCAGTATCTGGACCTGATGCCCTACGCTGCCGTCGCTCACCGCTGGCGCCAGTCGGTCCTTAAGGTGATCAACTCATCGACGACTGATATCACACAGGCTCCCGGTACCGCGCTGGCTACTGGCCTCCCGTTCGATGGTCTGTTCCCGAACTCCAACCCGATGGCAGGAACCTTCACGAATATCGCAACATCGGTATTGGCCGCGCGGGTTCCCTGGTTCATGTTCGCCAATCCTGACATTGCCCCCATCATCGAGGTCGTTTTCCTGAATGGCCAGCGCGAGCCGACCGTGGTGATGGAGGAAGATTTCAATAGCTCCGGCCTGAAATGGAAGGTGGAGTATCCGCATGGTGTTGGCGCCGTTGGGTGGCGTGGTGCAGTTATGAATCCTGGTGAGTAACAGAATCAGCCGCCAAGGATGGCGATAACTACACCCATTTATCTATCCATTTATCTATCGAGTAAATTATGTCTAATACTGGTCCTATCGATGACGGCACACGAATAGTTGCCGTCAATGCAACCGGGTCTGATGTCGTGTCAGGTCAGGCTTTCAAGGCGGGTGATACCGTCGTGGTCGCTGCTGTCGACATTGCGAACACTGCTTCTGGCGTATGTTACCGTGCCGGGCGATTTTCGCTACCGGCGGCGGCCGAAACCATCGCTGCCGGAACTAAAGTCAATTTCGCTGCTGGCGTTGTGACAGCGCTGGTTGGCGATGCTCTTGGCATTATGGCCGTGGCCCTCACATCGGGCGACGCGAAAGCCGAGGTCATCCTCGTGTCCGACAACGATAACGGGGCAACTTAAGATGAGCCGGGCCGAACTTGACGAATCAGCAGCGATCATGGCCGCCGAGTTCGGCTCGACAGGGACGTACACTCCTATCCTTCCGGGAAATACAGATCCAGTACCCGTTACCCCGGTCATGACCTATCGATCTCAGGTGGTCGATGACTTCGGGGCATACGAACTCCGAGACCGAGCGAACATTGATTGGGCCGAATACCCAGACGAACCTAGGCAGGGCGACGCGCTTGATGTCGATGGCGACTCGTACACTGTCGACACCTGGGAGCCCGTCGGTTCTATGTGGCATATCGTATTGAGGACCGCATGATTTCCAAGACAGCACTACAGCATTCGATGATCAACAGCGATGCGCTGTCAACCGAGTTTTGCGAGATCCTTGGATTATCCAAGATCTTTGGAGACTTGGTAAAGTGCGGAGGATCTATCTATCCGGGAAACCCTGCATTTGTTGGAAATGCGCCAATTGCTGGCGTAATGACTGGCGTTGAAACTGGCGTTGGCCAGCTTACCGAGGCTCGTGTTTATCAGATTGAATCACCTGATGCAAACCGTGTCTATAATTCATTCGCTGGCGGCGAGCCTGCCTATGAAGGCGGCGCAGTAAGTGGAGAGGTCGGGAGTCGAGTCGTAACGGTAACAGATCCTGACAACTGGCCAAGACTTCTTCATTGCCCGCAAATGACAAACTACATGCCGGAGAATAGGGATCTTACAGCAGTGGGTTGGTCCGCACTTGGCGGCATTACAGCCACACACGATCAGATAGGTATTGATGGCAAGGCGGATACCGCGACGTATATAGCGGACACGTCAGCGGCAAGTATCCAATACTTGCAGCATGGCAGTTTATTGTCCGGGGGGGAAGCGTTTTGCATTGTGTTCTGGTTGCATAAGTCAGGTACTGGAATATTTGCGTTTCAAATAGATTCGCCAACTTCGGTTTTTCAAATCGATGTGTCAACTGGCGATTGGGTATGGGAAAACCAAGGGTCTTTTTTGCGTGCCGAAGTATTGGACGATAATGAATGGTGGAAGGTAGTAGTTGAGAGCGCAGTATCGGCGGGTACTAGGATTTATATATTTCCTGCGAGGACATTGGTTTTAGGTAATTCTCAGACAGCAGCTGCAATAGGGGACAGTATTATAGACGCGATATGCCTATGGAGAGATACATCATTAGAAGAGGCAATTGATTTACCGCCGATATATTGTGATACTGCGGTAGCCGTGACTCGCGACGCGTGCGCGTTGAGCTTTGATGCTGCAAATCAAGACGATGCACAGGGAACATGGTTAATCGAAGCAGATGCTACTGGTGTAGCAAGTATTCTTGACGGGTTCCTGACTCACTCCGGGAATAGCATCATACTGAGTGATGGCGTTAACTCTCAGTCTCTATCAGCAGATACAACATCGCACAAGATAGGCGTTGTATATGGGTCAGGCACAATGAAACTCAACATAGACGGGTCATGGCACGCAGAAGGCCCATATGATGGCACGCTGTTGCAAGGCGCGCTTGACCTGTTCCGCAATTCCGGCGTAGTTGGGTATTCCGGCCCACTGGCACGCTATAATGAGAAAGACGAGACGATAGTAGACACTTGGATGGCAGCATGAACGAATACATAATACTTACTGCCAACCCATCGGCATATGTACCGAGCCAATACCGCGCGTTGGTTCAGGTGCAAATGCTCGGCACTGATGCCGTTCTCAATATTACGCATTCGGCTAATCCTGTTCTTCCTGGGGATTCTCTGGTAGCCGCAACGAACCCGTTCACTGGCCTGCCAGTCGCTCCGACCGACGAAGACCTTTATCTTCAGATCCGGCCGCTTGGGAATGACGCCGGACAGGCAACGGGTCCGCTCGGGTATCACGGTTGGGCAGGCACACCTGTTAGGGTCCTGGGCGATCCTGATGCGACCTACGAGCCCGCGAGGCTTTACCCTGGGCCTGATATCCCGTTCGACGCCGAGGCGCGTCATAAGTACTTCAGCACGCCCGCAACTCCATCCTCAACTGGTTGGGGTTTTCGGTATGAGCTTATTGGGAAGGCAGAAACCCGTGATCCTTCAGCACGCGCTATTGGAGTCTATAGTGACCCTGAGTGTACGCAGTACCTATGGACTACTGGCGCACTACAGCTTGGGATGAGCGATTGGCAGACCGATGACCTTGGTAATCCCATCGAGGTTTGGTATACGGACTCGTGGGATGGAGATAGGCCAGATGACCAAAAAGATTGGCACATAGCCATGCTTCTAGGGTCGGCACAGGAAGGCCACCAAACTCTGCCGATTGGATCTGATGGTATCCGTTATCTGTTCTGGGAATTCGATCAGGGGTACGAGCCGCCACCAGTCGGTCAGTGGGTAGACACCAGCGCGACTATAATCGCTCAGGCAGGAACGGTATACCGGATATCCGATGCAGCAGTCGCAGCCGCTTTGATCCCCGGCCAGGCAATCAGGCTAGGCGATACAGCCGAGACAACATTTACTGGAGTCTGGGCGGGTGGCGCGGATTACATCGAGATAGATCCCTTCGTACAAGCGTCAGTCGGTGATGTCGTATGGGCATGGCAATAGAGCATCCTTGGAGAGCGCTCGGGGTAATCCTGTTTGCCGTGCTGGTAATTGCATCTTGTGAGGATGAACTGGCGCATGCAGAAGGCCCGGTATTCATAGGAGCTTG